TGTTAGATGGCATACATGTTTAACTGAAATAGCTAAGTCTTTAGATATTGATCCAGATCAATTAATTAATGATCCAGAAAAAGCTGCGATCTATGCACAAATAATGGGAATGGCAAATGGAAATCAAAACAATACAGCCGCTGCTGGAGGACAAACAGAAATGGGACAGACTGGTCCAGTACCTACAGGAGCTTCGCCAACAGATCCAACGGGAGCTGGAGGTGGCAACATCGGTACAGGTGATGTACCAATGCCAGGGGAAGCTGGCTTTAGTGCGGCAAATACTCAACCTAGAAGAGGCGAACAAACGCAATAAAGATGGCAACATTTGATCCAAATAGAATAGGACCTGGAACTTTTGAATTAGTAAGAGATCCTAATACAGGTAATTATTCAATTAATGAAGTTGGTTTTACAAAAATATCACCTTTAACTTTACCTGATTTGGATACAACTGCTGCAACTACAACAGCTACACAAACTCAAACAGCAACAGATGTAACAGGAGATACAGTATCTCAACAAACTAAAATGGCATTTAATATGCCAGATAGAGGCGGAGATAATCAGCCTGATACTACTGGAAGCATGTTACAACAAGCAAGACAAACTAGTGATATGTTATCTGATACTTTTACTAGACCTAATATGAGAGATGTTGCTGGTGATAGAATAACATCACCATTAGATATTCAATCTCCAACAGAAAGAGTATTTGATAGACCTAACATGAGAGATGTTGTTGGTGAAGTTCAACAAACTAAACCTGCTTTAGAGTTAGATGAACCTACGTTACCACAAACTGCAACAGAAAGAGTAGGTAAAGCTAGAATAAGAGGACCACAAGATCTAGAACAACAGTCCCAAACTACAGTAACTGATGCTAATAAAAGATTTTTACCAAGCAATATTGCAACTCGTTCAGATCAAGGTGAAATGGTTGCACCAGGAATTGATGTAGCTACATCACCACAAACAGCTTTAGATATGGATAGATTTGCAGGTGTATCACAAATGGGTGCATTAGCAGGTGATGAAAAAGATGATGTTAAACCCGTAAAAAGAAATGCATTAAAAACTGTGAGCACATCCTTAAAAACAACTGGTGATTCTATTTTAAGTAAAATTAAAACACCTATGATGATGGTAATAGATGCAATATCAGATGCAACACTATCACCACAACAAAAAAATAGAAATGCCTTTAATAGAAATTATTTTACAGATAGAGGTGATGGTAGAATTGGTGGTAATCCAGCAACAGATGTATTTGCAGGAATGAATAGACAGTCTGCATTTGGTGATGTAGGTAAAAGTGCTAGGGATAGAATTGCAACTAGGGAAAAAACTATAGAAAGAAAAGGATATACTAAAGATAATGACCCTACAGGATTTTTTGCTAAAACTGAAAAAATGAAAAGTCAAGTTAATGATTATCAAGGTGAAAAAAATAAATCAGATTTAGCTAAAGGACCAGGAGCATTGGGTCCAGCTGGTGGTGCTACACTAACAAGTGGTAGTGATCAAGGTGGTGGAAAAGGTGGCAATAATAAAATAGTTTGTACTATGATGAATGAGTCATATGGATTTGGATCATTTAGAAATAAAATATGGTTAAGACATTCTAAAAATTTAGCACCAGAATATCAAATAGGATATCACAGAATATTTTTACCATTAGTTAAAAAAGCAAAAACAAATAAAGTACTTAAAAAAATATTAGAACATATTGCTATACATAGAACTATAGATATTAGACAAGAAGAAAGAAATAAAATACATTTATTAGGTAGAGCATACAGAAAAATATTAGAACCAATATGTTATTGGGTAGGTAAGATATAATGGCTATTAAAGATATGAAAGGTACAGTTACTACAACTGGTATGATGAATGAAAAGCCAGTAGCTAAAGCACCAGATATGTCTGGTATGAAAATGGCTAAAGGACCAGTTTTACCAGAAGATCCAACTAAACCTGTTAATCCTTTTCAGCCTAAACCAACAGGTCCAGTATTACCTAAAGAACAAGAAAGTTTATTGAATAAAGTAGAAAATTTAACAGATCAAGATAAAGCTATATTAAGTGTAGTTTTATCTCCATCTGTTAGTAATGTCTTAAGTAAAGTTGCACCAGAGTTAAATCCTTTGTTGTCACAATTTACTAAAGAAGAAGAAAATGTTATTCTTCCAGTTTCAGTGGTAAAAAATTTTGCTGCTAGAAAATATGGAGGAACAGAAGAACAATCAGTACAAAGTTTTGTTGCTGATTTAACTGGACAGATGGAACAACAACCTGTGCCACCTGATGCACAAATGGTACAAGCTCAAGAATCTGACGTTAATTATGACGCTATTGATTCTGATGCAATGGCTATTTCTTAGTATCAGCCCACAATTTATGGAATAGAGCTACCCTTACCCATAAGGCACTCAACCAATAGGTAAAAATAATGGAAGAAGAAAAAAAAGTTTCTGAAGAAACTAAAGTTAAGGTACAAGAGGCAAATCCTTACAGCAAAGTTAGAGATACTGATGATGCTGAAACTGAGGCATTTGCTAAAGGTGAATTAACAAAGTTTCATAGGGAACAAAGAGAAAAAGAAGCAGAAGCAGCAACCGAACAGAAGGACACCGATGCATCTAAAGAGACTGCAGAATCAATAGATCAAAAGGCTACTCCTCTTACTGAACGCCCTGCAAAAGCTGAAGATCGTGTTTTTAAGAAACGTTATGACGATTTGAAAAAACACTATGATTCTACAATTAATAAACACAAGGAAGAACTTCAATCTTTGCGTACACAATTAGAATCTAGCACTACACAATTTGTGCCACCTAAATCTAAAGAAGAATTAGAGGCATGGAGAAAAGAGTACCCTGATGTTTATGATATGGTTGAAACCATTGCAATAAATAAAGCAACTACTCAAACTGCAGATCTTGAAAATAAATATAAAAATTTAAAACTCCAACAAGAACAAATTGCAAAAGAAAAAGCTGAAGTAGAACTTTTAAAACTTCACCCAGACTTTAATGATATTCGTGCAAAAGACGACTTTCATGAATGGGCTGAACAACAAGATCCTACTATTCAAGGTTGGTTGTATGAAAATACATCTAACTCTAAGTTAGCTGCAAGAGCTATTGATCTATATAAAATGGATCGTGGTCAAAGCACACTAACTAAAAAAGAAGAAAAGGATGTTAAGAAAGAAGCTGCTAAAGCAATTTCTAAAACTAAGAAAGCTACTGATTCTGATATACCAAAGAAAAAAATTTGGACAACTAGTGAAATTTCTAAATTGAAACCTCATCAGTTTGAAAAATTTGAAAAGGAGATTGACCTTGCTCGTTTAGAAGGTAGGATTGAACAACGTTAAACAATCTAACTAAACAATAAGGAGAAGCATTATGGCTTTTACAAATGCTACTGGATATAATAACCTTTCACAAGGTAATTTTACTCCACAGATCTTTAGTCAGAAAGTTCAAAAATTCTTCAGAAGAGCATCAGTAGTAGAGGATATTACTAATACTGATTACGCTGGAGAAATCGAAAACTTTGGTGACACAGTAAAGATCATTAAAGAGCCAACAATCACAGTCAGAGATTATGCTAGAGGTCAAACAGTTGATACACAAATATTAGCTGATGACCAAATAACTATGACAGTTGATCAAGGTTCATACTTTGCTTTTAAAGTAGATGATATTGAAGAAAGACAATCTCATGTAAACTTTGAAGCTCTTGCAACCTCTTCAGGTGCATATTCATTAAAGAAAAACTACGACTACAATGTATTGAAGTTTATATACGACAATGCAAGTGATGGTACGGGTGCAGGAACTGATGCATCACCAATTGATGGTGACGCAGCTGTAGATACTTTAGCAAATTTAGTATCAACACTTAAAAAGAACCTGGATAAAAATGATGTGCCAGAAGAAAATAGATGGCTAGTTGCACCACCTGAATTTTTTGAGCAATTAAGAAAAGCAGGCGGAAAACTATCTGACCAATCAGTAATGAACGATGGTGCTGCATCACAAATCAGAAATGGTAAAGTCACAGACAGACCATTATTTGGTTTTAATATGTATTCATCAAATGCTATTGCTGTATCAGGTGGAAGTGCTGCGTCTCATACTTTTGGATCTGCTGGATCTAATGAGTACGCATTCGTATACGGACACATGTCAGGAGTTGCAACTGTAAATCATATCGCTAAAACAGAATTAATCAGAGACCCTGATTCATTCGCAGACGTTGTCAGAGGACTACACGTATTTGGAAGAAAAATCCTTAGAAGTGAAGCAGTCCAAAGAGGCGTTATAACAATAGGTTAATTAGGAGGATAATAGAGAACTATGGCAACTTATAATGTAACAGGTGCTGGTGGAACTACTGGACATCCGTCTAATGGTAGAACACCTTATATGGTTGAAAATACAATCGATGTATCAGCAATTAATGGTGATGCTGGAGCAGCACAAAATGATGTGATCCAGTGTCTAGATATACCTGCTGAAACTTTAATCATGGAAGCTGGAATTGAGGTAGTGACTGCACTATCTTCTTCAGTTACTATGGACTTAGGTATCACAGGTGGAGACATTGACAGATACGCTGATGGTGACACTAATGCTACAGGCTTTTCTGCTCCAACGGCTACAGCTAGAACTATAGTCGCAAGTGCAGATACTTTGGATATTAAAGTCTTAGATGCAGCTTCGTCTGCAGGTAAGATCAGAGTATTCGCTGTATTATGTGATGTCGCAGGTATTGACGAAACTGATAGAAATACAGACTCACAACACGATACTGACGTATCATAATCTGTATAATTTTAAGGGGGGCTATATGTCCCCCTTATTATATTACCCCTTATAATATTTAGGAGAATTATGGCTACTTACGATTTAACAAAAAAAACTAGAGCTAGTACAGGTCAAAGAATTATACATTTAGGACCAGTTGATAATACTATGAGGGTTATTAAATTAGAAAAACGACTTGATAATCAAGAAGAAAAATTAAACAAAATTTTAAATTTACTAGAGCATGGCAACAACTTACCTAACGCTAACAAATAGAGTTCTTAGAGAACTTAACGAAACAGAATTAACTTCAAGCACGTTTTCCTCTAGCAGAGGTATACAAACTGCTATTAAGGATTTTGTAAATAAAGGTATTCATGATATATATAATGAAACAGGTGAGATACCTTTATTATATTCAAGAACATCACAAGATTTAACTGTTGGTGATAATGAATATGATTTTCCAACTGACTTTAGAAAAGCAGATATGGATTCATTTGTTTTAAAACCAAAAGAATTAGTAACTAATGGTGAGTTTGCATCTAATATAACTAGTTGGACAACTGGTGATGGATCACCATCACATACTTCAAGTGGTAATGGTAGATTAAATTTAAATAGTTCAGCAGCTTATCAAGCTATTAATACTACAGTTAATAAAGAATATAAACTACAAGTTAGAGTTTTAAGTCCAAACAGTTCTAGTACAGGGTTAATAATAAGAGTTGGAACATCTGCAGGCGGAACACAAAATTTAAATACAACACAAGCTGTAACTAATTTTAGAGAAGGTGCTATATTAAATACTACATTTACAGCAACAGCACAAACATCTTACATTTATTTAGAAGCATCAAGTGTTCAATTAGATGTAGACTATGTAAGAATAAATAGAAATGACATAGCACTTAGAAAATTGGCATATATATCATATGATAATTATTTACAAAATTATAAAGTAACTGATGATACAAATAATAAAGGTAATTATTCAGCACCATTAAGAGTTTATATATTGCCAGATCATTCTGCATTTGGTGTAAGCCCAAGACCAAACACAAGTGAATATACAGTGCATTATGATTATTATACAACACATACAGATTTATCTGCACATGGTGACAATATGAGTTTACCTGATAGATTTGGTACATTAATTGTAGATAGAGCTAAGTATTATACTTATATGCTTAGATCAGATCCACAACATGCACAGTTAGCAGATAGAGATTTTCAAAGAAAATTAAGATTACTAAAAGTAGACTACGCTACTAAAAATGACTATATGCGTAGTGATACAATCGCAGAAAGTATTGCAACACAAATAGGAGGTAGAGTAAGCTAATGGCTATTAGAAAAGAAGAAGAAAAAAAAATTGGCATGAAAGTTACTGATAATATGGATGGTGAACAAAAAGCTAATGAAAAATTAGAAATGAAAACAGCTGATGTATCTGATAAAATGACCATTCCTCAAGTTAGAGAATTTATTAGAAGGTATAAAACTGGAGAAAATACTAGAGATTATCTAAAGCAATTTAATTTAAAAAAAATAGAATTAGACGAATTACAAAAATTAGCAGATAGAAATAAAAGAACTTCATAATGCCAGCAACCGATCTTATATCACCATTTGTAGTGAGTTGTGCAGGAGGCTTAACACTTAATAAAGATGTGTTTTCAATGCAACCTGGAGAAGCTCTTATACTACAAAACTTTGAGCCTGATATTAAAGGTGGATATAGACGTATAAGTGGGACAGCTCAGTATAATACTACAATTGTACCACAAGGATCTAGTACAACTAGTCTAGTAGTAGATTGTTCAATAATATTTAATGGACAAATAATTGTAGCTAGAGGTGGTGATATACACAGAGGCACAACTAGTGGTAGTTGGACAAGTTTAACTACAGGACTTGGAACATCAACTAGAGCTTATGATTTTGAAAAATTTAATTTTAATGGCACTGATAAATTAATAATAGCAACAGGGCATTCTGCTGCACAAATAATTAATACAAGTTTTGCAGTAGATGTAGTAAATGCAACAGGTGGTGGAACAGCACCTACTAATCCTAAATTTGTAAAAGCATTTCAAAATCATATGTTTTATGCTGGTGCAAGTAATTCACAAGAAGTTATATTTAGTGTACCATTTGAAGAAGATAATTTTACATCAGCTAGTGGTGCAGGATCATTTAAAGTTGACTCTACTGTAGTTGGTATGAAAGTATTTAGAAATGAATTAATTATATTTTGCCAAGATAGAATTTATAAATTAACAGGAACATCATCAAGTAATTTTGCAGTGCAAGAAGTTACAAGAAATATTGGATGTAGAGATGGTGGTAGCATTCAAGAGATTGGTGGTGATGTTATATTTTTAGCACCAGATGGTTTAAGAACTATTGCTGGTACAGCTAGAATTGGTGACGTTGAACTTGGTTCTATATCTAGACAAATACAATCTAGAATTGATGAAGTTACATTAGATAGAATAACATCTATGGTTATTAGAGATAAATCACAATATAGATTATTTTATCCAGTAACAGCTACAGGTCAATTATCATCTAAAGGAATTATAGGTGTATTAAAAAATAATCCAAATACAGGATCTATTGGGTTTGAATATGCAGACATAGTTGGTGTTAAACCAGCTTGTACAGATTCAGATTTTATTAGTAATGTAGAAACACAAGTGTTTGGTGGTTATGATGGATTCATCTATAAAATGGAAACAGGAAATACTTTTGCTACAGGTGCAACTACAACTACTATTCAAGCAGTATATAGATCACCTGATATGGTAATGGGAGATCCAGGTGTTAGAAAATATATGCAAAGAGTTAATCTAAACTACGAAGGTGAGGGAA